AATGTCAGTACCCAGTGAACTTTCTGAGAGCGTCGCCAAGCTTGTGGAGCTCTCCAAGCAACTTTCTGAAGCAAAATCTGATATCAAGATTCTCAACCAAGAAGAGAAACGACTGAAGGAGGCAGTCAAGAAGCATATGATTGGTCAGGGTATTGATACCATTAACCTTAGAAAGGGGAAGATCAGCCTTCGCACGTCAGTCCGTAAGGGGACTATGAATAAGGATGCCATTCGTGAGGGGCTCCTCAAGTTTTTTGGTGGGGACGAGGCCAAGTTGGAGGGAGCCCTCAACGCCATCCAGGACACTATTAAAGTGAAGGAGTCAACTTCAATCTCATTAACTGGGATAAAAGAGAAGCCCGACAATGAAGATAAGTAATAACGATGGTTTGGAGTCAGTACGTCTACGAGGCGAGTGCCAATACCGATGTCATCCCCAGTGATGAAGAAGAAATAGAAGATGATGTTCATCTCAGTGTTGAAGATTGGCAAATCAAATACTCAGATGAATTGTGGGCGCTTTGGGATATCATACAGCAACTCCTTAGAGATGGTTTCCTTGAGCATGCCCTACTTACCGATTGTGACTTTTCAGATTTCGCAGAGTTTTGTTACACCGAGCACACCGACGAGTGCGACTTTGTTTGGTTTCCATATGAGTTCCATCTCTCATACATATGGAAACGTATGGATACCTACTTAGAAGACACAGATCTCTGCCACGAATTTATGATTGGTGCTACATTTGATCATTGGGTTAGGTTCGTTTATGAGCACACTAGACAAAATAATATGAGTGTATAATAACCATGCTACCCGATATTACCTCCCAGAAAGTCGCGATCCCCGCCGCTCTTTTTTTGGCTCTCAGCCCGGGTGTTCTCTTGACCACCGACGGGCGCAGTCTCAAGTTCAGAAGCGGAAAGACCTCCCAAATGGCCACTATGTTCCACGCCCTCGTCTTCTTCCTCGTCTACAGTCTCGTCGCGAAGGCGATGGGTCTCGTCTTGACGAAGACCGACTTGATCGTCACGACGGCACTCTTTTTGGCGTTGAGCCCGGGTCTCTTGTTGACTATTCCCCCAAGTTCTGGTGGACTTCTCCGATCGGGTCAAACGAGCCTCCCAGCGGCTTTGACCCACTCGATCGTTTTCGCGGTTGTCTTCGCGCTTTTGCGTCGTCAATTTCCTCAGTTCTACTAAATAGGAGGATGAAGTACCTTGTTTTGGGTCCAGCGTCGATGGGTATATACTCAATGATTGGAACCCTCAAAGTGCTTGAATCCAAGCTTGTAGATGTGAAGGAAATATCTGGATCATCTGCAGGATCAATCTTAGCCCTCTTTTTGGCTTTGGGGATGTCCGTTGATGAGATTTATGACGTGGCTCTCAATCTGAATGTCTCCAAATTTGTTAAAATATGCATAAAGTCCTTCTTTAACAAATGTGGTTTTGTTGATATGGGTCCTATTCGCAACAAACTTGTTGACATCTGTGGTTGTGATCCCACATTTGAGGAATTGGATATGAAGATTTATGTATCTGCATTTTGTTTGAACACTTCAACAACCGAGTACTTTTCGCGTGATACCCACCCCAAGATGAAAGTCATTGATGCCGTGTGTATGAGTATGGCTATACCTTTCATTTTTACGTGTGGTGAATTTGAGGGAAGGACATACGTGGATGGTGCTACACAGGAACAAATTCCAATGACACCGTTTCTTGGTAAGAAGCCACATGAAATTACAGGCATCAAACTTAAGACAAAGCAGATCTATCAAGAAGATATTGATAATCCACTACAATTTGTGAAATCCCTCATTCGTTCAACTGTCTCGAATAGAGTTGAATATAGTAAATATACAAAAATTATTGAAATATATGTAGGTGACACAGACATTTTTGACTTCAAGATGTCTTACGAAGATAAGATTAGACTGTACAATATAGGTTACTCTACAATTAAATAATTAGCTCTACTTTTTTGTTAACTTAATATAAAACAAATGGATGCGTGCGACCCCGACGCAGATATAGAAAACCTTAGAAAGTTGATTAAGCTCAACACGGGGGTAGATATTAAGCTAACAAAGAACCAAATATGTCAGGCGTACCAGGATATTCAGGACGACAAGTTACCTCTTCCACCATTGGTGATGAATTCAAGTAGGACTTACCTCGTTGATAAGAAGTCACCATTGAAACCCAATGATTATGAACAACTTTTTGACGCAAGCACAAAGCGTGCAGACCTCAAGAGGATTGCTCGTAAGGTTGAGTTAAAGAATGTTGAACAGATGACGAAGAGTCAAATTGTTGATGCCATTGGTAAGCGCCTCAGATATATGAAAATTCACGAACCAGTGAAGTTTGCGAGAAAGACGCGGGTCGTCTCAGTTAACAGAAATGTAAACACAGCAGTGAATAACACAGCAGTGAACAATGTTAACACCAATTTGAACTTTGTGAACAACGTGAACCGCGTGAACACCAACATGAATCGTGTGAACACTAACGTGAACCGAGTGAACACCAACGTGAACCGCGTGAACACTAACGTGAACCGAGTGAACACCGTGAACCGTGTGAACACTACCATGAACCGCGTGAACACTGTGAACCGTGTGAACACTACCATGAACCGACCAAAAAATTCTAAATTGTCACTCCCAGGTGGTGGACTCTTTATGCGAGGTGCACAACCAAAGTTTTTGGGTGGAACTACAAACGCGGTGAAACAACCCACGGAAAAGAAGGGATTTTTTGCGAGTCTATTTGGTAAAAAGGAAAATAAGAACTTTATTAATTCTAATAAGTTCAAGGGTTCTAAACAAGGTTATGTTTTTAGAACCGGAGAAAAGGGAACGGGTTACTACAAAAATACTGGTGTCATTCAAGGGCCTCAGTTACCACCTACAAACATTACTCAACCAATCCCAACTAATGAAAACTTTGCACTTGAATTGGCTTCTGCCAAAATTAAACAGCTTGGTCTCAAACGTGAAAATAAGTTCCTTAACATGTTAAAAGTTGGAACCAAAAAGAGAAAAGATGTTGTACTTGAAGCTGAAAAGGCAAAGGAAGCTGAAACACAATTCTTATCCTTCTTGGATACATTAAATATTTCTAACACGAACCGAAATAGTTTCAAACAACGAATGGCCACCGATGAATTCAATCAACTTCGTGTTGAAGCACAGCTTAAGGCTGATGATAAGGCTAACGTTGTACGTACAAATGAACAAAAGATGAATATGTTCTTGAAGACAACCAGTCTTAGTAACGTAAACAAGACTTTATTCTTAAACAAGGCTCGTGTGGAGGGCTCAAATATCAATACTCTCATTGAAGAAGCCAGAAAACTCAATTCTGATGTGAAGGGTCAAAAACTCGCAAACAAACAAGAACAGTTTCGCAATATTCTTCAAAACTACAACAAGTTGAATGGCACAGATAAAGAAACTCTCATCAAAGAAGTTAGCGTCAATACTAATGCCAATTCAATGAGGCAAATGGCAAATGATCTCGTCAAGAAGAGAATGGAGGAAAAGAAGAATGCGACAGCACAAAATCTTCTCTCATTCTTGACACCCCTCGGAATTAACCAAAAAAACAAAGAAGAATTTTTGCGACGTTTCAGAAATGAAAATGTGAATATCAATTCAATCAAGGCCGAAGCCCTCAAGCTCCAAGAGTCCAAGGGTTCTGCGAACATTGAAAATCTTCGAACAAAACTTAATACTCGCCTCGGTGAACTTGGTCTCAACCAGATCAGTCAAAATGCCATTATGAAAAAGTTTACAAATGGTAATCGTAATGTGAACAAATTGATTCAAGAGGCTAAAAACTTGAAGTCCACTCGAAACGCGGAAAATATGAATACGAAAATGAAGGAGTACATCGCGTACCTTAATACTCTTCCAGGTCTTACAAAAGATGATAAACAGATTCTCATGAAGAATATGAATCGTAACAAGGCGGTATCACTTTCAAACCAAAGAGTTGCCACCCAAAAGCAAAATGAGAGAAATCAATTTGAAAAGTTTCTCAATACCCTCGGTCTCAATAATGGCGACAGAGGTACAATGATCAAGAAGTACAATAGTAACAGCCTCACTATGAACGCACTCCAAAAAGTCGCACAAGAGTTGAAGAATGTAAGAGTTCAAGAACAAAAGGCTGCGAACAAGAAGACTTTAATGAATTACTTGGAAACTGCGAATATTCCTAAAAATACGAAGGTCAATATTGAGAGACGATTCAATACAAACCAGGCAAATCTTAAATCGCTTCAAAATGAAGTTAATAAGATGATCAGAGATGCCCAAAACTCGAAGCTCACCAATAATAAGGCGAGACTCGCCTCAAATGTGAAGGGATCAATCCTATCAAATACGAATAAGAATGCATTCATTCGTAGATTGAATGCTGAAAATGTCAACATCGTTGGCTTGCGAAGTGAGTTGAATACAATGATTAAACAAATGGTTGAATCTCAACGCGCCAAAGACCGTGATGAGCTTGAGGAGTATATGAAGACACAGGGATTGTCACCAGAAAATCAAAAGGTGGTTCTCAACAGGTTTAATGTGGATAACAATGTTGCTTTGACAAATCTCAAACAAGAAGCGAATGCTATCCTCGCGTCACGCATCCAACAAAAGAGAAACGCCAACACAGGGGTACTCACAAATCACGGGAAACGACTTGGTCTCACCAACCAAGAAATAAAGAACCTTACGAATAAGTTGAATAGTGAAAAGTTGGTGTCATTGATGAATGAAGCCAGTGCCATCGCGAATAAGAAGGCTCAAAATGAGAAGAACGCACTCATCCGTGCGATGTCTGACTATATAAACAAGCTCGGTCTGAACGCCAATAACAAACGAAACATCTTGAGTCAAAATCTCAACTTCAATGCTACAAAGAATTTGGCAAATCAAAGACTTCAAAATAAGATTGCTGAAAAGCGAGCTAAAAATTTGACAAAGTTGGGATTGCACCTCAATAAGCTCAATCTCAACAATGGGGAGAAGCGAAAGTTCTTTAACAATTTCAATAGGAATGTCAATTTGAATACTATTATGAAGAATGCCTCAAACTTTAAAGCCCAAAAGAGGGCTGGTATTAAGGCTGAGCAACTCGCGAACCTAAAACAGTTCTTGAATGAACAAGGTCTCAATGCGGGTGAGCAAAGACCATTCCTCAATAAACTCAATAAAAATCAAGATGATCTCGCAGCTCTCAAGCTTGAAGCTAAGAGGGTTGCGAACCAAAAGTTTGCGAATTTAAAAGCTCAAAAACGAGGTGAACTTGTAAATGTTCTCAAAAATTTGAGTAACCTCACCCAAAA